GTGCTGACGAGTTTATTAACGGTCTTAAGAACAAGACAATCGACGCAAATGCCGCAGGTAAACTCTTTGCTAAGATGGTTGAGATGGGTATGTCTGAAGCTCAAGTCAAACAGATCGCTGAAAAAGCGGGGTATGACTACGCTAACGGTGTACTTACAGCTAAGCCTGAAGTTAAGACCAATTCGGAAGATATCAAGAAGACCCTTGAACAAGGACTTGGTGGAGATGGTAGCTTTGACCTAGGCTTACTTAATGGTGCGTTTAACATGTTGAACGAACACCTTGGTGGTAAGCTTGACATTACTAAGGCTATGGCTGCGCTTAAATCTGGACAAATTCCTCAAGAGATGATTCAGAAAATGGCGGAGGGTGATTTCTCAGGTCTATCCATGGAACAAATGCAACAATATTTGTCTGGATTCAATGGGTCTGCTGAAGCCGCAGGTCAGAGAGCGCAAGAGGTTAAAGCTGCTGTAGAAACGGGTCTTTCTGGAAATGGTAATTTCGATGTCAGTCTTGTAACCCAAGCATTTACTAACTTGGATACATATTTGGGCGGACGCTTGGATGTTACTCTAGCACTTGCTGCACTTAAAACCGGAAACATTCCACCTGCGATGCTTGCGGAGTTAGCTAAGGGCGACTTCTCTTCAGTTGCTCAAATGCACATGGACAACTTCATGAAGCCTGTTGAAGCGGCTCCTCCTAGAGTGGAAGATAATATCGGTAAGATTAAAGCATCTGCCCTAACTTCAGTTGATAATATGTATCGAGAGACTAACGGTAAGATCCAAGTTAGTCAAGAAGAAGCTAACCGTTTGATCTCAGACTGGGCTCATGGTAAACAGCTTACCGACGCAGAAATGCAGAAACTGGCCCAAATTATTGACGCATCTAGAGGTAAGGCAGAGCAATCTGCTAAGAATGTTGCTGATAGCGCGAATAAGGGATTGGAAACTGTTAATGGTACACCTGCTGGTCAAAGAGCGGGGGATACGTTTAGTGGCGGTATTGAATCTCGAAACAGATTGGCCGCTGAAAAAGCTCAAGGTATTGCCTCAGTTGCTGGATCGAATATGAAGTTCGATGCATCTGGTTCAGGAGCGGCTATTGCAGAATCCTTTGCCGCAGGTATCGTAAGCGGTCGAGCTACTTCTGCAGTTATGGGTGCTGCCGCTCGGCTTGTTGGATTGGCTAAAGCGCACTTACCACATTCACCAGCTAAGATGGGTCCTTTCTCAGGAGAAGGTTGGCGTAAGGTTAAGAGCTCAGGTATTGCTATTGCAAAAGAGTTCGCATCAGGACTTGGGTCTACCGCTTCATTTAATGCTGTTTCCGAAAGTATGACAGCTATGCAACAAACGATTAAAGATGCCCTCGGCGAAACATCAGAGTACCTTGATGATAACATGGAACTTTCTCCTGTAATCACCCCTGTCTTGGATATGTCTAATGTTGATGGGTATACATGGAATGGATCTGGTTATCTTGGACTCTCTGGTTCAAATATTAATTATTCGTCGCTTAATCCTACAAGCCGTAGTATTGCTTCTAATCGTTATTCTATTGATGAAGTGGTACGGGGGTTGAATAATGTAGACCAAAAATTGGCGACGCTTACTGAGAACTCTGCTATTGGGAACGACCTCCTTGCTCAAGGACAAGTCAACCCAATTTACTTGGATAAAGATCTTGTAAACCGTGCGTTGGCACCAGGAATGGCAGACGCGCAACGGACTTACAGTGATCGATTAAATATGTTAGATGGAGTGTTACCACGATTATGAGAGATGAATCATACTTCTCTATAATCTTTGGTGAAGGAACTGATGCTGTTGATATCGGTAAACTCCTCGATGCTGTAACTAAAGTTGAACGTAATGCTGGTGCTGGTCAGGAACACACGTATTCTGCCGGCACTGGCCGTTTTGGTAAGACATGGGTTTCTGGTAGAAGAAGCTCTTATGATATTACTATTGAAGGACAAAAGACAGGGAGCCCTGCTGAGCTATTATCGCTTCGTACGAAACTGGCTCGGGCTCTTGATTGTCCTGATGGGCCAAAGAAATTACAGTTTGATGACCAGGATGGTAAATACTACCTTGCTGTTACATCAGGCCAACCTAAGTTCACTGAGGATTTACAAAAGAGTCAGGCTACGGTGTCTATTTCATTTGAAGTTCCGGATGGTTTATTACATTCCGAGCTTACAAAGGTACTGACATCGAAGACCAACTCTCCAGACATTGGTTCTCTTACTAAAGAGGGGAATATTGTCAAAATGACTTTAAATAATGCAGGAAGTGCACCAGCATATCCTCGCATTAGAATTAAGAACGCTGGAACTAACGGTTGGATTGGTATTGTTAATAAAAACGGTGTGATGGAAATTGGTACAAGCTCCTCAGGAAGAGATGGTGCTGTAACCGCTTCCGGATCATATGATCAATCACAACTACTTCTTAACTTAACACCAAACGACTCTGCTGGATGGCGTAAAGGTGTGAATATTGGAGGTAAGCTTAGCTCACAATCACCTTTGGCTGTAGCTAACCATGCCGAGATAAGTGACCTAACACTTGACTGGGCACCAAGAGATGTGGGTAGTGTTGGTTATCCTTGTCCTGGCTTACACTGGACTCGTTCCGGGTCTAAGGGTGTCGGTCAAGACTGGGGTTGTGCTGTGTATGAGTATGCTCTGCCCGCCGATAAAAACAATGTTAAAGGTGCTAAGAACTTCCGTTGTGACTTCAACCTAAAACTTTGGGCATCTAAAATTGGCCAAACTGGTCTGTTAGCAATTATGTTTATGGACGATAACGACCGACTTATCTGCGCATATGCCTTGGATAAATGGACAACTGATAGCGATAGGACCGTACAGTACTTTACTACTAAGGATATCCATCAACAACCTCGTGAAGATAATGAGTTCGGATCTAATGACAATGAGCCAGGTCAACAACGACCAAACCCTGCTTTCAATAGTAGAACCGGTAATGCTTATGTTATTAAGGATGGTCCTAAGTTCACATACGGTTATAACGGGATACCGAAAACAGTAGTGGATGCTACCAAAGAGAACTTAGAATGTACTAAGATCTGGATTCTATATGGTCGACTCAGAAACGAACGGCCTGGTGTTGGGCATCTAGATACCTTATGTGTACAATCACTTAAATTCCAAAAGACTAACGTCCAACGTTACGACCTTGTTCCTAACAAGTATAACGCTGGTAGCGAACTTGTTGTCGATATGTATGAGGGTAAGATCTCATATATCGCTGATCCAGAGGCATCTAGCCAAGGGGTTGGAGCTGAAGGAGATCTAGCAAACGGATCTCGATACTTTGCAATTCCTCCCGGGGAGTCGCAACTTGAAATTCATTCTTCCGGATTCGTTACAACAGCCCCTGAGGTTATTGTAGAGTGGGAAGAAGCATGGCTATAAGAAAGGAGGCCGAAACTTCAAAATGAATGTAAAACCTGCATGGCAGTTAGCAGTTCATGATAACGCAATGAATATTGTTGACCATATTAACAACGATGTTCCAGGTTCTCTGAAATATTACGATGAAGAGTTCCATCAATACTGCGGTAAGGGTTCGGCTACCTTTACTTTTACTGTCGATAAATATTCAAATGGTGTTCTAAATGAACGTATAGCCAATCTCACTACTGAGTCTTATATCTCCTTCTATGAAGACGATACGTATTATGTATTTAATGTAATGACTCGTAGAGAAACGGACTATACTATCACTTTGGAATGCGTTACAACTAACTTAGAGTTACTTAATGAGAAGGTTGTTGCTTATGAGAGCAAGGATGCTAAGTCGTTCTTAGAATACATCGAAGCTATGCAACTCTTTAAATTTACTCGTATTGAATTGGGTATTTGCGAAATTCGTAATACTAAACAGACGCTTAAGTTTGAATCTGATGATGATACATGTTTGGCTCGGATTCTTAAACTTGTTGAAGCGTTTGATGGTGAGATGGAGATTATAACCAAACTTACCGATGGTGGCCAGATTGATAAGTATGTTCTTAATGTTTATAAATCTCGCAATGTCGCAAAAGATAATGAACCTGGTTTAGGACGAGTTCGTACCGATATTCGGTTACAGATGGGTCGAGACGTCGCTTCTGTTATTAAGAAAGAAGATAAGACTAATCTTTTCTCTGCTATCCGGATGCGGAATAAAGACGGTGCATATATCACATTCCCTAACTCTCGTGAGATCAAAGCGGCGGATGGTAAGCACGTTGAGATGTACTGTAATCGGGGATCACATACAATTTATGCCCCTATCTCTGCCAAGCTATATCCGTCTGTAAACAAACGTGATAACTGTGACCCGTGGATTGTACGTGATGTGAAAACTGAGTTTACTAACGCAGATGAAGCATGGGCTTACGGTGTTAAGATGCTCCGTAATTACATGTACCCTATTACAACATGGGAAATTAGTCTTAACTCTGCTATGGTTCTTCAACGTTACGACATCAAGATCGGTGATGTAATCTTCATGACCGATGAAAACTTTGTCGGTGGATTGCTTATCAGAGCTCGTGTTGTTGAGATGGTGCGCTGTTCTACAGATCATAGTAAGACTAAGCTTACCTTATCTAACGTCGTTGCTATTCGACCAACTAACAACTCAACGTTGATGAATACAATGTCACGGATGATCAATGACGCTCAACCTTTCAAAATGACTGTAAAAACTACAGGGCCTACGATGTTCCGTGAGCTGACAGATAGCTGTGAGCTTATTCCTACTTTATATAAGGGTAAATCTGAAGTTACAGATGTTGATTTTAGTTACTTCATTGACAATAACCTTGCTGGTAGCGGAACTAGGTTCAGGGCGTCAAGATCTAATATTGGTACTAGCGGTAATGCACTGATTACTATTCAGGCTTGGGTGCAAGGTCAGATGGTCGAGTTCCAAGATGTAACAATCGCTACTGTTAATGACGGTGTCTCTCCTGTACTTACAGTGATTGAGTCGAGTAACGGTGATGTATTTAAGAATGGTATCATCAATACTGTACTGACCGCTAAGCTGTTTCGAGATGATGTTGAGATTGACACTAGGGGTGAAGCCTTTAACTATATTTGGACAAAGACCAATGCTAATGGGGAAGTTGATGAACCATGGGGTCAGCGTCCTGAGTCTAAAGTTAAGAGTGTCAGTGTCACTCGCATTGATGTAGAAGATAAAGCAACATTTTCAGTTGCTGTTGTAACTAAGTAAGGAGGTGGTATAATGAGTTTAATTTCAACTAGTCAGATTACTATTGTCGATTTGGATGACGGCAGAACCCAATATACACACCTTGCTTGGTGTAACTTTAGCTTAAAAGTTAATCAAGATGGGTCTAACGCTTACCCCGCATTTACTAAAGATCCGGAAGAAGGGCGCGTATTAACTCATATAGGTATATACCAAGATTTCAATTTCGCAGGTAGTGACCGTCCTGAAGATTATCATTGGTCTAAATGGCGGGGTGCTGATGGTGCTAACGGTCTTCCAGGTAAGCCCGGTGCTGATGGTCGTACTCCATATGTTCACTTTGCTTATGCTGATAGCGTAGATGGATATACTGGATTTACTACGGCCGAAGTATACACGCCCGCTCAGGATATTGACTCAGAACCAACTAAGGTTAAAGTCGACGTATCTAAGAAGCTGTACATGGGTACTTACACCGATTATACCGAAGAAGATTCAAATGACCCTGCGAGATACCACTGGCAGAAAGTACGTGGTGCGGATGGGGCTAACGGTACACCTGGTAAGCCTGGTGCCGATGGCCGTACCCCATATGTCCACTTTGCTTATGCCGACTCTGCTGATGGTAGGACTGGCTTTACTGTATATGGCGACCCTAATAAGAGGTATATGGGTACTTACACCGACTTTGAAAAAGCTGATAGTACAGACCCCACCAAGTATAAATGGTCTCTTATAAAAGGTGCTGATGGCGCTAAAGGTGACCGTGGTGAAAAGGGGAATCAAGGTATTCAAGGCCCTGCTGGTCCTGCTGGTCCACAAGGTATTCAAGGTCTGCAAGGTCCTAAAGGAGATCAAGGTATCCCTGGTCCTAGAGGTGTTGACGGACTAACACAATATACACACATCGCATATTCTGATGCAGATGATGGTCGTATTGGCTTCAGTCAGACGGACTCTAATAAGCCTTTTATCGGGCTCTATCAAGACTTTATTCAAGAGGATAGCCCTGAACCAAGTAAGTACCGCTGGACACGATGGAAAGGTCAAGACGGTGAGCAGGGACTTCCGGGTAAGCCTGGTGCTGATGGTCGTACACCATATGTTCACTTTGCTTATGCTAATAGTGCAGATGGTAGATCTGACTTCAGCTTAGCCAACTCTAGTGGTAAGCGCTATATCGGTACTTACACTGATTTTGAAGTAGGGGACAGCAGTGACCCTAGCCGATATAAATGGGTATCATTGAATGGCGACTTAGTTATTGGTGGTCGTAATCTTTGGATTAACAGTAAAGTTACGGGCTATGCCGCTATAGAGAAGCTCCCAGAGAACCATATAACCGGTCAGACTGAATGCTTTCGATTAGAGTCGCAACCAGGAAAAAGGGGTGTATTTTTCAATATAGCACCAGAGTTCACAAGCAGACTATATACGACAGTCACAATGAGTTGTTGGGTGAAATATGAGAATGTAAAACGCGGTAAATACGGTTGGACAAACTTTAATGTCTTTAAATCAGGTGGGCTTTGGAGACGTAACTCTAAGTCTGGCGCTGTATCTTCAGCTGATTACCCAGGGATGTTCGGATTCGTCGGTAGCTCTGACTGGATTAGACTTGAGAAAGTTTATAACTTCGGTTGGGATACAAGATATGACCAGCTAAGAACCGACCTAAAAATCTTTCTAGAAGATACGGAATCAGGTACCGCATGGGTTACTGGTATCAAAGTCGAAATCGGTAACACTGCTACTGACTATACTGTTGCCCAAGAGGACATAGATAGCGCTATAGCCTCTAAAGCTGACCAGTTGCTAACCCAAGATCAGATCAACCAACTCTCGGAACGCAATGCTCTTCTCAAAGCTGAGTTAGATGCAAAAGCTACTCAGGAAGTCGTTGACGAGTGGATTAACCAAGTTCATAACCTTATGGATATTGAAGAGGCTGGTCGAAAAGACGCCGAGCAAGCCGCTATTCGAGCTAGTGAGCGTATCGCTGAGTTACAGAACAAAGTTGGTGAACTTAAGATCGTGACCGAGTTCGTTAACACCTACATGTCTCAATCTGAAGAAGGGATTATTGTAGGTCAGAAAGACGGTTCCTCAAAAGTCTTAGTATCAACAGATCGCATCTCTTTCATATCTGGGGGTAAAGAGGTTGCATCAATCTCTCAAGGTGTGCTGCAAATTGATAACGGGGTGTTTGTCAAATCACTTCGTATCGGTCGATTTGTTACAATGCAAGACCCGTCAAATCCAGATAGAAATATAACATTATATGTAGGAGGTGCATAGTAAATGGTATTAGTAAATTTCTCCGGTCCTTGGGCGGGGGATGTACAACTTGAATTATGGTCTGATTGGAATGTACAGAAACCTGAACAGAATGCGTCGCTTGTCAATGTGCAAGTTCGGTTAATTTCCTCAGGTGGTGGTCGGATCTTCTCAGGGAATGGCGATAAACGTCTATGGTTGAATGTTGGTGGTATAGAAGAACATTACGACATCGACCCCGTTATTGGGAAAAACCAGAAGCGTAATATCTTCGGTAAAGACTACCTTATCCCACACAACCCGGATGGTACTAAGACGATTACTGTATCCTGTGAGTATGTCGTTAACTTGGGCGGGTATGGTACTGCGAAAGCACAGTTTACACTCAAACTCAAGGATATTTTCAAGGGTAGTAAAGGTAAGGACGTATCTGGTACAATAGGTAGTCCTGTAACTCTCTCAGTTGATCGTAATGATACAAGGTATACACATGCTGTAGAAGCGGAGTTTGGTAATTGGAAACAGAATATCAATGGAGATAGTCGATTCGTTTCTACTTACAACTGGACTCCGCCTATGGAGTTATGTAATCAAGTTCCTAATTCAGATAAGGGTGTTGGTAAGGTTAGATATATAACTTACCAAAACGGTAAAGAGATTGCTAGGGATGAGAAAAACTTAACACTAGCGGTTCCGGCATCAGTCAAGCCTACGCTATCGTCATTTTCAGTCCGAGATACTAATACCGCTGTCAACAACCTACTAGGTGATAACAAGTTTGTTTCGGTTCTGTCTAATCTGAAAGTCGATTTCTCTAAAGGAACCGGGGCATATGGATCAACCATATCTAGTTACTCAGCAACTATTGTCGGTAAACCAAACTCTACTTATAACGAAGACGGTGTTATTGGTAGTATTGAAATGGTTGGTAACGCTGTTGTAGAGGCGACTGTTACCGATAGTCGAGGTCGGACTAGTGAACCTAAACGGGTTAGTATCGAGTTCCTTGACTACTTCTTACCTCAGATTAGTTTTGAGGCTAAACGGGTTGGGTCTAACGGAGAGCAGATCCAGGTTATTCGTAATGCTAAAGTGGCTCCTCTGCCAATGAATGGTAGTCAGAGAAATACAATGCGAATAACATTTAAAACAGCACCGTTGGGATCTAATACATTTACTCAAGATACTGGACCCGCTAATGTTTTATTTAATTCAACATCTCAGATCACCAACTCCGCCGCTAACTTAGCTGGTACTTTCTCTTCTGGTAGCTCTTATGTTATCATAGGGACTGTTCAAGATAAGTTTACTAGCTCCGAGTTCAGGGTTGAAGTCCCAACGAGATCTGTACTCATGTCTATGGACCAAACTGGGGTCGGTATTGGTAAGATACGGGAACGTGGTGTTCTTGACGTTGCTGGTGATGTTTACGCCTCAGGCCAGTTGAATGTAAACGGTATTCGTGTTGCTAATAAAAACATTCAGCAATATCCATTAACATCGCTTGAAGGTAGAATCCAAGACGTTCGATTGTCTAGAAAAGACTTTAACACCTTTACTGAAACTGGCATCTACATGGTGCTAGGGAAAGAAAGAGGGGCAACTAACGGCCCTGACACACAAAAACATGGTATGCTAGAAGTATATGCACTTAACCATAAAGAGGTATTCCAAAGGTTCATGGATGACCGCTTGAACACCTGGATTCGATGGCGAGACTGGGGTAATACTTGGACAGATTGGGAACAGACTTATGTATGTAAAGCAGATATTCCTGCTCCTGTTGTAGAAAAGCCGAAGTTTATTCATAAGGATTTTACTGATAACATTCCTTATAAACTACAGGCGACAATCACCAGAAGCGGTGACCTAGTTACTATCCACATATCTAGAACGATCAAGACTATCGTACAACGGTTCGAAAACTTCTTATGTCCTGAGACAATACCAGTAGGTTTCCGTCCAACTAACGTTGCAACTATGATATTAGCACTGAATGAATCTGCTAATTTCCTAGGTAACGCTATGTATTATTTCCACCCAGACGGGTCTATACGTATTACTACAGGTATTACCAAGACTGCTGTATATACGGGGACTATCACCTATATTACAACAGACCCGTTCCCAGATAAATAAGGTACCCACCATACAACTATAATTAAGAAAGGAGATTTAAGTGTCTAAACTAGAATTTAAATCTAAATCGTTGGACTATGATCCAACTAACAACAAGCAAACTCATGTCATTCTTGTTGACGATAATAACTCAGTAGTCAACGTGTTCCTAGAGGAGGCGGCTATTGACCTAAGTAACGCTGAGTTGTATAAGTTAGCTATGCAGAAGCATTATGACATTAACTTCCCTAAAAAGGCTGAGAATGAGCGATTTGAAAAAGTCGATGAGAAACTTGGTTCTATGGATGACGCAATGGATGTCCTTGTCGCATTTGCGGTATCTATTCAAGGGAATATGAATGTACCTGCATATCGCCGAATCGCATCTGTAGCGAAACCATTAGTCAATGGTAAGCGATATAACAATGGTGATGTTGTTGTAATGCCGTATCCGTATGACACGAACACTAAATGGCCTAAAGATACACCTACCCTGTTCAACTTCACAATGCAATCAGGTGAAGGATACAACTTCAAAGGTCAAAAGCTAGCTGAAATGCTCCAACAAGGAGTACTTAGCGTGGTTATGCCACGTATTGAATAGAGAGGGAATATGCAAGAAAAAGAGTTAATGCATTGGTTTATAACTGTCGTTATTCCAATCGTTATTAGTATGGGTAGCTTCTACATTTCCTCTAAAAACCGGGCGGCTGATTTAGAACACCGTCTAACCGAGCTTGAAGTATCAGACAAACATAATGAAAAACTTATGGATAGTCATACCTTGAGATTGGATAAGTACGAAGAGGAACAGAAGATTATTCGGGCTTTAGTGGAACGAATGGATTACATGAACGAGAGTCTTAAATCAGTAAAGACGGATATGGACGAGATCAAAGCGATTGTCCGTAGCTACACAGAATCACGAGGTAACAATAAATGAAACTTTCAAACGAACAATACAATACTGCTAAATTCATCTTACTCAACGTAGTACCAGCCCTAGTAACTTTGATTGCTGGGCTTGGTGTGTTGTATGGGTTTGATGCAACTAAGATCACTGCGACAATCGGTCTCTTTGCGACCTTCGCAGGTTCTGTACTTATGATCTCTACAAAACGTTATAACGAAGCGCAAGCCGCTGAAGACGACGGACGTTAATACAAGGAGAAACAATGGCAACTCGATCTGAGGTACTTACTTGGGTTCGTAGTCTTGCCGACCGTGGTATCGGGGTTGATGCTGATGGTGCTTATGGCATGCAATGTGTCGACCTCCCTAACATGGTCGCTCAGAAGTTCTTTGGGCGTGCTATGTGGGGTAATGGTATTGATATGTTAAAAGCAGGACAGGGTCTAGGCTGGCGTACAACAGGCGGTAATGAACCACCTCACGCTGGTGCTATATTCTGTATGCGGGTATCTTACCACGGCTACGGTCATACCGGTATTGTAGTTGGTGAACCTGATGGTAATGGTAACTTCCAGACTGTCGAACAGAACGTTGACGGCGGAATGAGTGGGGGTCCTGCTCGATACCGTACAAGAAGTTTGGGTAACCCAACAGAAAACATTATCGGATTTATATATCCTCCATATTCTGACGGACTAGGATCTACTGGTGGCGGTGGAGGAGGATCAGGCGAAGGAGAAACTATGGACTTTACATTTATGATTGGTGGAGAGGCGGCATGGAACTCAAGAACCATCTATTACTATAATGGCGCGGTTAATGAGGTACAACCAATCCACAACATGGAAGAACTAAAATATCTTCGAGCTATTTATCAAGATACTCATGGACGAAGCTTAAAACATTACGAGTGGAATACATCTGCGCCAGTATATCATCGTATATTTGGGGTTGTCAGACCTACAACCAGAGATGAAAGTACTAAACCCGCATTGAGGTATTGATATGAGTATGTGTTTTACATTCCGTATTGAGGGACGCGACCCAGGACAACCTTATTTGCATGGTTGGGATCCTCGCAAGGTATATTTCTATAACGGTGATGATAACGAGATAATCTATATTGAGAATGAAGATATCTTAGCCAGACTTCGAGAGGTGTATAAGGAATCTAGGGGTCGTGATCTAGTCCATTATGTGTGGACTACAAACGCTCCTGTATTTATACGGATATTTGGTGTATTAAGACCGAATGACGGTACTGGGGTTAAGCGAGAAGGACTAGAAGCGTTAAACCGTAAGATCGCTGAGTATGAGGACGCTTATTGGAAACCAACTCATTTCATGCCTAAGGTAGCTTTGCATATCCGGAAAGAGCCCACTAGAACAAGTGAGTCCTTAGGGGTATGTGATATAAACCGTAAGTATAAAGTCCTTGAGACAGTTACACAATGCGACTGGCACTGGGCTAAGATCAACCACAACGGTATTGTCGGCTGGATCGCTATGGGTGATATAACCGGGGAATGGTATGGTGAGAAATTCAATGAGCCTAATATATATATACCCGACCCTACGAAGCATGATCCACTATAGCTCGATAAGGGCGTTGATAGGGTAAAACTTACAACGCTCATTTTTTTTTCAAAAATTTACTTTCTACTATATAGAAAGAGAGGATAATATCATGAAATATTATGTAAATGTAAATACTTGGATTGATGAAGAAGATTTGCTCTTCCAATGCAAAATGGCTATGTACACTAAAGATTGTGTTATGGATGCTATGCGGGAACACTTTGGTTTTCGTATGACACGAAAGGCACGATATTTGGTAGAAAAGCAATATGCTTGGATGGGTAAATTTATTAAGAATCCAAATTTGTTATTTGGACATATGATCACGTATTATGGCTTGAAAGCTGAAAAAGAACTAGGGATGACACCTGAAGATAAAGCTGAATTACAGGTCATCGGAGCACGCTTGCTTTCTGAGTTGCCAAAAGAGCAACAACAAGAAGCAACCTTGCTTATGATGAGTAAAGTAAAAATCGCTTAATCAGATGGAGGTCTACCCTCCTTCTTTTTTTTTCAAATTTTTACACTCTACTATATAGAATAGATAAATTATATATTGGAGGAAAATAAAATGGCAATTATTATTATCACATTGGTGTTTCTATTTGTTTTAAATAGAGGAATTGTATCTATTATAAAAGGATTTGGTGAATTTCTTTTGAAATTATTCGGTAAAGCCGATTAACCCAAAGGGAACTACCAAGTTTCCTTTTTTTTATTTAAGGAGGTATATGTCATGCGTAAAAATAAAGAAGAACGTGATATGGGGTTCTGGGAAACCTTATTAGCTATATTCTTATTAGATTGGTTATTCTAAAATATTTACACTCTACTATATAGAATAAAGAAAAGAGGTATATATTATGACCAATATCAAAACTATCTTAATTGAAGATCGTATCAGCATGAAGAAGCTAGTTGCGGAAAACATTAATGAATTGAATGATTGTATAACTAATCGATTTATTTATAATAAAGATTCAGATGGAATTAATCTATTTTTAGATGATTTTAAGAAAATTTATGGAGTTAATAGATCAGTTATCACAAACAATATTGATGTTGTTTTAGCGGCTATTGTTGATGATTTGCATTATAATCCACAATTAAGATTCGACAAAAGTAGTGGTGAATATGTAATCGTAGTTCGATTCTAGAAGGACGCTGGGTAAATTACTCAGCTTTCTTTTTTTTTTTGAAAAGGAGGAGCTTATGAAAAGAGAAGCAACTGTCAAATTCGTTTTTGGCTTTATTATTTCATGTCTAGTTTCCGCGCTTGTAGGCATTTCTATTTGGTTTGGTTATACCATGGCCTATATGAAATATCAACCTTTACAACAGGAAAAGGACATGTATAAGAGCCGTTGGGAGATCAGAGATAAAGCCGCGACCTACTACTATCAACAGTATAAGGACGTTAAGGAAAAGTATGATCTCATTAAAAAGGTAAATGAAACTAAAAACAAATAGGGGATATGCTATGTACGATAAAGGAAATTGCTACTTGAAGACAATGGAAGAAAACTGGGAACAAATTCGACGTGACTCAGATAAAAGAAGATACCTTAGTGTTGATGTGACGCGTATCCTA